TCCGAGCCGGAGGTCTACTCGCCCGACGAGGTCTCGGCGATCGAGAGCGGCTATGCCGGCCTGATCCCCGTCGAGGGCAAGGCCGGCGGGCTCGACCTCGACGCCCGCGGCGGCTTCTTCCTGGTGCCCGAGGGGCGCGCCACCAAGTCCGGCGTCACCGTCACCACGCGCACCGCCATGGAGATCGCGGCGGTGATGGCGTGCGCCACCGTGGTGGCCGAGGACGTGGGCAAGATGCCGCTCCAGCTCTACCGCTGGGACACCGCCGACAAGTCCGGCCGCACCGCCGCCGGCAAGTCCACCCGCGAGCCCCTGCACCCGCTCGCCAAGCTGGTGGAGACCCGGCCCAACCAGTACATGACGGCCCAGGCCTTCCGCGAGACCCTCACCCTGCACGCCATGCTGTGGGGCGGCGGCTACGCCTACAAGGTGCGCAACGACCGCGACGAGGTGCGCGAGCTGTGGCCGTTCGTGCCGGGCCAGTGCGTGCCGCGCTGGGACCCCGACGCCCACCTCGTCTACGACATCTGGTTCGACGACGCCTGGGCGCCCGACGGCGCCGGCGGCTTCTCGGCGGTGTCGGTGCCGCCGTCGGAGATCTTCGCCATCGCCGGCATCTCCTGGGACGGCATCTGCGGCATCAACCGGGTGACGCTGGCGCGCGAGGTGCTCGGCCTCTCCAAGCGCCTGGTCGAGTCGCAGGCCAAGTTCTACGGCAAGGACCAGCGGCCCTCGGGCACGGTCCAGACCGAGCAGACCGTCGGCCGCCCCGAGATCATCGACCGCATCCGGGAGAGCTGGCAGAAGCAGTTCGGCCCCGACGGCGATGGCGGCGTCGCCGTGCTCGACTTCGGCTTCAAGTACCAGCCCATGACCATGTCGGCCCGGGACGCCGACTCGGCGGCCATGTGGCGCCTCACCATCGAGGAGGCGTGCCGCGTGTTCCGGGTGCAGCCCGTCAAGGTGATGCACCCCACCGGCACGCAGAGCTACGCCTCCATCGAGCAGCTCAACTACTCGCACCTCACCGACACCCTGGACCCGTGGCTGATCCGGTGGGAGCAGTCGGCCGAGCGCGACCTGCTCGCCGAGGTCGACGAGCAGCTCTACTGGAAGTTCAACCGCAACGCCTATCTGCGGCCGCTGCCGAAGGACCGCTTTGCGATCCACCAGGTCAAGCGTCAGCAGAACCTCGCCACGGTCAACGAGATCCGCGACGAGGAGGAGCTGCCTCCCATCGATGACGAGCGCGCCGACGATGTGTTCGCGCCCGTCGGAACCAACCCTCAGCCTGGCGCGGGCCGTACCCCGGCCCCGGGCAAGGACCCGGCGAAGCCGGGCGGCCGGCCCAAGAAGCTGTGGCCCTGGCCGCTGCGCCGGACGTAGCCCACCGTCTCACACCCCCCGAGGAGAGCACACAATGTCGAGCCCGACGTACGCGACGCGGCCGCAGCGTCTCGCCGCCCAGGCAGCCGAGAAGGCCATCGCCGGCCGCAGCAAGGCACGCGCGGAGCCGCGCCTGTGGAGCCGCGAGGAGCGCGGCAGCAATGCGGAGCCTGCGAACGGTGCGCGGCTGGAGCCGGCGGCCCTGCAGGCCCTCGCCGAGGCGGCGAAGCGCCAGGGGCTGGAGCAGCGCCGGCCCGAGGACTTCGAGAACGAGGAGATGGAGGGGCGCATCACGCGCTGCCAGCAGCGCCTCCTGCTGATCGACGACCTGATCGAGGTGCTCGACAAGCAGGGCCGCCTGGCTCCGGAGCTCACCAACGAGCTGCGCGGCCAGCTTGCAAGCGAGCGCTCCGCGTCGGAGAGCGAGCTCGAGCTGCACACCCGCGCCTACGAGCAGTGGCAGCAGAACGCGCTCATCGCCTACTACCAGAGCGGCGAGGAGCCCGATCCCGACCAGGTCATCCCCGACGCCGGCGCCTACCCGCCGCGCATGCCGGGCATGTTCGACTGGCTGTTCGGGCGCTGAAGCGCGCCCGCCGGCCCCGCAAAGAGCCCCTGCGATCCAGACACCGAAGGACCCGGACATGGCCCGCGACACCGCGCCCGGCTGGGCGCCGCACGAGCTGAAGGCGATCCGCGTCAAGGCGGAGGACGTGAAGGACGACGGCACCTTCGCCGGCTACGGCTCGGTCTTCAACGTGCAGGACAGCGGCTACGACATCGTCGTGCCCGGCGCCTTCACCAAGTCGCTCTCCGACCACCGCCGCAAGGGCCGCATGCCCAAGCTGCTGTGGCAGCACGATCCGTGCGAGCCCATCGGGTGTGGCTCGACATGCGCGAGGACAACCACGGCCTCTACTGCGAGGGCAAGCTGCTGACCGAGGTGGCCCGCGCGCGCGAGGCCCACGTGCTCCTGAAGCACGGCGCCATCGAGGGCCTCTCCATCGGCTACGACTGCAAGGTGTCGGAGATGGAGGACGGCGACGGGGCCTCCTGCCCGCCCGGCCCCTACGGCATGCCGTTCTACGGCGGCGGCCCGCGCGTGCGCCGGCTGAAGGAGATCGAGCTGTGGGAGGTCTCCATCGTCACCTTCCCGATGAACGCCGACGCCGAGATCGACCGCGTCAAGCGCGGCTCCGAGCACGCGGCGCCGCGGCTCGCCATCCGCTCCGAGCTTGCCAGCCTCGCCGGCGCCATCGCCGCGCGCGGCCGCGCGCTGGGCCGCTGACCGCCAGGTCTTGCGGACCATCGGGCCACCTTCGCGTACCGCGTCCCATCCACCCGAACCGGGAGAAAACCCATGGACCTCAACACTGCGCCCGCTTTCGGTGGCGGGGACTATCGCGACGACGCGCTCGATGACATCTGCGTGCTGGAGAACGAGGTGCACCGCCTCGAGACCAAGACCGCGGGCGCGCCGCAAGGCACGGGCGGCGATCTCGACCGCCAGGCCATCGTCGCCATCGGCAAGGAGGTGGTGCGCCAGGGCGCCGTCATCGACGCCATGGCCAAGGCCCGCCGCGACGGTGGCGGCGATCCGCCGGCGCCTCAGCGCCGCACCCGTCTGGAGCGCGAGCCCGGCGATCCCGGGGACCTGCGCACCGCATTCGACACCAAGCGCCGCGCCTGGGAGGCGTACCAGGACAAGCTCGCCCGCCGCGACAAGGAGGCCAAGGGCCGCGGGGTCGACCCGCTCACCGACGAGGATCTGCGCCGCCTCGATGACGTGCTCGACCGCTCCGCCGACTTCGAGCGGCAGTTCACGCGCCGGAGCCGCATCGCCGCCGAGTTCGCCAAGTGGCGCGAGGAGCAGGAGGTGAAGCGCCGCCGCCCGCCCTGGCTCGCCTCGCGCTGGCCCGGCGCCGGCGCGGCGGTGGACCGGCAGAAGGCCGCCAAGGCCGTCTATCGGGAGGCCGTGGTCCACTACATGCGCACCGGCCAGGAGCAGTACAAAGGCGAGCAGCTCATCGACCTGCAGAAGAAGGCGCTGCACTCCGAGCTGAACCCCGACGGCGGCTATGTCGTGCTCTCCGAGCGCGAGACCTCGCCGCTCGACGCGTTCCTGCTCGAGCTCTCCGCCATGCGCCAGCGCGCCACGGTGCGCCAGATCACCACCAGTGAGCTGGTGCGGCCGGTCAACCAGCGCGGTGCCGCCGCGGGCTGGGTGGCGGAGCGCGGGGCGCGGCCGGAGACGGCATCGCCGACGCTCTCCCAGGACCGCTTCCCGGTGATGGAGCTCTACGCCGAGCCGGCGGCGACGCAGACCCTGCTCGACGATGCGGTGATCGACATTGAGAGCTGGCTGGCCGGTGAGGTGGTTGACGCCTTCGCGCTGCAGGAGAGCCCGGCCTTCATGACCGGCACCGGGGTGACGCAGCCGCGCGGGCTGCTGAGCTACCCGTTCGTCACAGATCACTCGCTGTGGGCGCACGGCAAGTTCCGTGCGGTGGATAGCGGAGCGGCCGGCGCATTCCCGGACTTCGATCTCGGTCCGCCGGTGACGGGCCCGGACAACGTCCTGCTCGATGTCATCTACGCGCTGAAGCAGGGGCATCGCCAGAACGCGACCTGGCTGATGAATCGCGCCACCATCGGCACGATCCGCAAGTTCAAGGACGCCAACGGCCTGCCGCTGTGGCAGCCCTCGACCCAGATGGGGCAGCCGGCCAACCTGCTCGGCTTCACCATCGACGAGGACGAGTACATGCCGGACATCGCCACTGATTCCGTGGCGGTCGGCTTCGGCGACTGGAAGCGCACGTACCTGATCGTCGACCGCATCGGCATGCGGGTGCTGCGCGATCCCTACACCCAGAAGCCGTTCATCCTCTTCTACACCACCAAGCGGGTCGGCGGCGGCGTCCAGTACTTCGACGCCGCGATCTTCCTGCGCTTCTCGGCGTAGCCCCTGCGGCCTGGCCTGGGGTCGGACCCGCAGGGTCTGACCCCTCGCCCTGAAACCAGACCCCTGCAACCTGGAGCCCGGAGGGCGACACCATGAAGGACATCCACAACCAGCTGCGCAGCAAGCTCGTGCTGGGCCCGGCTTCGCTGGCCGCCGACAACACGCCCGCGGCCTTCGACCGCCAGGGCTTCGAGGCGGCGATGCTCGCCATCATGGTCGGCGTCGGCGGCATCACCTTCGACGGCACCAACAAGATCGAGTTCAAGCTGCGCCACGGCGACGACTCCACGGCCGGCAACCACGTTGCGGTCGCCGAGGCCGATGTCGACATCCTGCTGCCCGACGGCACCAAGGGTGTCGTCGGCAGCGGCGGCATCGTGCGCTCGCTGATCGCCGCCCACGCCGCGCCTACGCTGACCAAGGTCGGCTACATCGGCAACAGGCGCTACCTGTCGCTGCTCGCCGATTTCTCCGGCACGCACGGCTCGCCGACGCCGATCGCCGTCGCCCTGGTCGAGGGCCACCCGCACCACGCCCCCGTCGGGGTCTAGTTTTTTCGCTCACGCCGCGCACCGCATCGCCGTGCTCCGAAGGTCGCACGGCGATGCTGCGGCTCCGCGCGGGCGGCGCTTGCGCCGGGCCGCGTTCGCGGCCTCATGAAGCAGAGGAGAAGCCAGCATGGCAGCCAGAGTGATCAAGGCCTTCCGGGGCCGCGCCCAGAACGCGCAGATCGTCGGCACCTACCAGC